GCAATCGCTCGTATTTCTCCTGGTCAAACCCAACCACACATTGTGGCATCGGATAACCTTTGCTGTAATCAAATATTACATCATTCCCGATCATCGTATCTGACTTCCAGCGGTTCTGCAACGTATAGTCCAGTTCCAGTATCTCCGCTTTATTGCTCCGATACGCTTTCAGTCTTTCCTTTGTCATTTTCTCCAACGGCATCGCCTCCCTTATTCCTCTCCTGCAGCGTTGCCCTGCTACCGCTTTGTTGTATCTGCTGCCATCTAAGATATGACAGGCTCCATTCTGGATTTCCTCCCATGGATGCAAGGTAATCAAGGATTGTCAATGATTGCTCAACTCATTCTTCAACTGTTCAACGATTTTATCAATCTCATCGTAGAAATCTTTTTTACAATAACCGCAATCTCCACCACTCTCATTATCACATTGTGCTGAATGGCAGTCTAAAAAGTACCACATGGCCTTCATTTTTACCTCCACTTCGCTTATCATATTTTCCACGTCATAAGCTGCCGGCTGCTCTTCCACTGCTTTCACCCACTTCTTCTCCTTTAATTCCGCTGTTATGTTTTTATAAATTTTATATTTTTCTCCAACTTTAAACACTGCTTTTCTCTCCTACTTCAGTACAACTTTTACCCCAGTTTCCTTCTCTAGCTGATATCTGATATCTTCCTGGCATACCCAGCCACCGTCCAAATAATCATTGATAAAAGCTGTGCATTCATTCATGAACTCACAGATCTTCGCTCCACTCATTTTCTCTCTGGTGACCAGTTCCGTGCAGATCATTGCATAGGTAACTGATAGTGCTTCTGTGATGACGTACATTCTAGTCCTAAATTCATTTGGATTATTCATATGACTCATCTCTGCCATCTTAAGTCGGCATCGCTGCGGAACTTTCTTGGCTTCCGCACACACATCAATCTGTACTTTCATTTTCTGCAGAGCAAGCGGTAATTGCCTGATGCTTAGCTCTTCGTTGTATTCCGCTACCAGATAAGCATTGATACAGTCCATCATCCGGTTAAGACGTTTCTTTCCAAATCCGAACTTATCATGCAAAACCCAGAATCCGATTTCCAATGCATGATTTGCCATCGTAACTCCATATCCGGCAAGCTGACGGTCCCTTGCATCTTTTCTGGTTAATGCGTCAATCTCATCTTGCATCCAGCCGTACTTTGGTTTATTTTTTTTCTTTCTGACCAATTTGTTGCTCATTTCTCTTCTCCTCTGCCATTGCATTAATTACCGGCGCATAAGTAATTGCCATATTCTCAGCAAATTGCAGCAGCAGTGGATTATCTTTGTACTTTTCCACCAATGCACTCATCTGCTTAGTGTACTGCCGCATATCCCCGGACCGCCGGTAATCTTTATAATTCTTCCATGCCATATTCATGACATCCTGTATTTTCTCATGCATAATATTACTCCTACTTAAACGGGCACTCGCCTGACTCATCAATATCAGCACTGTAAAATCCATCTGATTTATCCCAGCCATACTGATAATCCAGATCATCACCATCTCCATATATTCTTTTTGACCGCTCATCATAATCCAGAATGATTCCATCCAGATTGATTTTTCCAAACAACCGGTTCTTTGCCACGATCAACTTGCGCTGATCCGCGCTCATGCTCTTTCCAATCTCATCGCTGTTCCCGCGGTTATATCCAATCGTCAGACCTGCAAGGTTTGTAATATCACCGGAACCGCTTACTTCATCATTGATATCCGTGGAATAACCATTCTTCCTTTGATGTGCTACCAGAAGAATCAAGCAGTTGTATTTGATTGCCAGTTTCGTCAGATTCCGGACAAATTGTCCCTGCTGCTCATATCGGTCACTGCCACGCTGCTCATCGATATACATTGCCGTCATAAGGTTATCGATCAGGACTACTCGGACACCATACTGCTGGATGGAACGCTCAATGCTTTTGAGCAAATCTTCCTTTTCATCATTCTCAACGATCCGGTTATCATAGATAAATGCCTTTTCCTGATACCATGCGTTAATCAGCTCCTGATTGGCATTTGTGATAAACCGGTTGACTGTTCCATACTTTGTCTGATTCTCCACTATATGGTGTCTTCCGGCCACCTGAAAATCGAACCAACTTTTGTACAGGTAGTTCGGCAGCTCCCCGGAATATGTAAACGCTGCATATCCCTGATCTATGACACGGGCAATGATCTGGCTGGCCAGTGTTGACTTACCATCGCCGCGCTTACCGGCTATGACGCAAACCATTCCAAATGGCAGACCGCCATAGAGCATTTTATCCAATTCGCTGATGCCGCTCTTTACCTTTTCTAACTCATAAATATTCACATTTTCCACTTCTGATAATGGCAACACATGATTCACTGGAAGATACACGGCATTTTCCACAGCATATCTGATACATTCTGTGCCGTATTTCTGGAGCATTTCATTTGCATCTTTACAATTCCTGTAATCAGCCTCCCTAACGTGCTTTATGCGACAAGGAAAACGTCTGGCAACCTCTTCCAGCAGTGTGATATGATTCTTTTCAAAATCTCCAAAAACTATGATTTCCTCAAACTTACTCACCCAGTTGTAACAATACGGCACCCAGGTAAACCCTTTTGCTCCGGTTGGGACAGATACCGCATTCTCAATTCCTGCTGTTGCCACACTTAAACTGTCAAGCTGTCCCTCTGTTATGATCAGTCGATCGAACTTGTCATTGCACTGCTTCATTCCAAACAGAATTGGGCGGCAGTCCTTTTCGCACCACTCTTTATTTTTGTCTTTGCTCTTGTCAAAATCAGTTTTCCGGTATTTGATAAATCTCAACTTTCCGTTTTCATCGTAAAATGGGAAAACCAGGATATTCTGCTGCTTCTCTAAGGTTGTAATCTCATACTGCTCCGCAACAGCTGCACTAATACCGCGTGATTCCAAATAAACAACTGCCGGCTCTTTCGGTTTAATTGGTTCTGCTGGTGTCTTAAAACTCCGGTACTGTTTCTTTGGCCGATAGTATTCATCCACTTCATTTCCAAGACTGAAATCAAAATCTCTGGATAATGTCAGCATATTACCGGTAACTCCACATCCGGCTCTCAGACATTTAAACTGCCCGGTATTGAGATTGATAGAGAATGTATCTTTATCATGCCCTCTGCCTTTACAGTACGGGCACTCCGCAAAACGAAGCTCATCACCTATCTGTCTTGTCCTTGCTCCATACCAGCGTGCAAATCTCATTGCATCGCCTGGATTAAATTTATACATTCCCATTTCCAATACCTCGTGTCAGTTCATCTAATTTCTGATTCAGATTATCAATCATGCACTGATTCATCGTTCTTCTCCCGTTGGGCCCTCCATGCCTCCCATTTACGAAGAGATTCTTCTGGATCTTCCCACTCATCATCGTCTTCCGGAGGATCAGGCGGAGCAGATGCGGGAGCACTATTATTTACTTTACTTTCCTTTACTTTACTTTGTGTATTATCTACTTCATTAACTTGGTTTTTTCCGTCATTAACTGCGTTTTTTCCGTCATTAACTCGGTTATGGGTGACTTGAATCAGAGAGTACTCTTTTTTCACTTCTGCTTTCTTCCGTTTGGCTGTTACGGCTAAATACCTTTTCTGCACTCCTCTGGATGTAAGGATATGGTACTTTTCGAAAAGCTCCTTTGAAAAAATGTCTCTCTTGATACAAGCATCTATCACCTGTTTTACTAAATTAGAACCGCTCTCCAAACCTTCCTCAGACTTGAAGAGAAGTTCACGATCATTATCCCATTCACAATAATAACCATGCTCCCGGTAGATCATCTGCCAGAGCTTGACGACTATCGCAAATCCTTTCAGCCCAAATTCAGCCTGTATCATTTTAATCTTGTCATCCATGTAGCAATCCAAGCTAAAGTAGTCAATCCCTTCTTTCAAGGGTCTTGCCATGACTATTCTCCTCTCAGGATCCTGATAATCTCTTTTCCTGTTTCTTTCTTGCTACAAAATTCAAACCGGACATTGTATCTGTCCCGAATGGTGCAAAGACTCTTATAAAGCTGCTTTCCATCAACGGCACGTTCAGATATGACTGTCTTAGCCTTCTGACCATTAATGGTCCGCCAAATGACCCGGTGCTTTCTTGGGTTCTCCCAGAAATAGACATCTTCCAAACAATTGATATCAGTGCCATGTTCCACCAATATAACCACCTGTATTCCTGCCTGCATCGCCCGGATCAGCTCCGCCTTGAATCTTTCATGCTGCTGTGTGACGTTACCACACAACTCCTGCAAATCTTTTTTCCGGTCAATTACCAGTCTCGGATTATCCAAAGACTGGTAGTCACCAACATACAGCTTGGACCGGAAATACTGTATGTCCTCTATTTTGTCAAATTGTTTCTGAACCCGTTCCCATTCTTTTTTATGCTCTCGGGTATCTACCTGAATCTGCAAGCCAGATCACCGCCTTAATTGAATGGCAGTTCTTCATCAATTCCCGCTGGAATATTCATAAAACCGTCACCTGCCGGAGTAGCGTTTGCAGCATATCCACTCATGTGATTTTTATATGCCTGTGTCTCATTCTTTTCTGGAATAGCTGCAGTTGCCACCTTATCCAAAGAAACAAACCAGCGCATCACACGTTTTGTCATTTCTCTGCCATTGTAGTAATCCATCTGTTCACTGAACACACCGCCAATTTTTTTCCCTTTGAACTGTGCGCCAAAGTTATCACCCCATTTTGTAACAAATCCTGTATTTGAATGCTCAACGCAGGTTGTAAATGTTTTGAATGAACGGCTGCAGTTACCATCAGCATCTTCCGTCAAAATGTATTGTGTGGCTTGATTCGGCCATTTCTTATCCGGTCGAATATCATTCTTGAACTGCTCCATGAAGTATCCAGGCTGCACATCCTCCGGAGCAAAATCAAACAGAACAACGATCATTGGTTTTCCTGTTTTGGAAGTTGTCTCGGTCACCTGCTTAATGACCAATTTATGTCCGCCAAGTTCCACCGGAATATATTCGCCCTGGGCCTGTGTGTTATCGTAATCATTTGGTTTCTGCATTTTCTTCATTACCTCCGAGTTCGTAATAATCTCTGATTGCTTTTTCAACCAGTAAAATGTCATTATCAATGGTCAGATCATCAAACATTCCGATTGGTGACTTACTTACTGCCCCGTCTGCTGCCTGTGTCACAAACAAATGATTGTTCCCCTCTACGATGCAGCGAAGGACGACTGTAAACATCCCTTCCACACATACTTTTTCATCCAGAAGTTTTCCGATTGTCTTCGGCTTAATTTCACCAAGATCATTTGATTCCTCATGCATCATTACATAAACAATCTTGTCTGCTGGAACTTTGTCTGTAATGAACTGAATCAGGTTCCAGAAATGATCTCCAATCTGGTTATAAAGAGTGAACACACCGTTGCCACCACCAGCGGAACTATGTCCGCTCATAAACATGTTGGTGATCAGATACCCGGCATCATCTATGACAATGTTATTTGCCTTTGATGCAATCAGGCACTTCATGACCTGCTGATAATTATCTGTGTTCCATCCATTGATTTTTCCCTTGAATGGAAGCGGCTTATTTAATACCCTGATCAGATTCCAATCAGGATTATCTACGCAGTTCCGAAGGCTTGTACTTTTGCCTGTTCCGGATCTGCCAATGATTAATACTGGAATTGCCATAACACCCTCCTATCTGATCCGCAGCGATTCTCCCTGCTGCAAATGCGCCCATGATACTTCATTGTCTTTCAAGAACTTCTTAATTGCTGTCTTATCCAGTTTCGGATCCTGCGGAATGTAATATTCTTTTGGAATATCCTCCTCATTGTCGATCACAACCGCCGGAGGATTCTTCTGGATGCTAAATCCAAACAGCTCCGTCTTGAATTTTGTCTTTCCGGTAAGCTGCATCGCACGTTCCAGATTGTATTTAATACCTTTGATGTTGTTGGAAATTCGCTTTTTATGCTGCGACAGGCGCTCAATCTCTTTGTCGATGGCTGCTACTGTCCCATCCAGTGAGTTCATTACCTTTGCATAGGCATCGGCTTTCTCCTCGAACTCCCAATCAACGCCCTCCAATGTGTCGTTGATCATATCCTGATCCAGCGTTTCATCTTCTGCCATCTGGAGAAGTTCCAGGTACTGACCTGTGATTCCAAAAATATTCATAGTCTTTTTTCTCGCTTTCTATTGTTCTATAGGCTTCGACCTGTCTGTTCAACTGTGTTACATGCTGCATGTGATGTGCCACATAGTCTTTGCCGCATAAATCCATTGCTGTATCCATATCTGCTCCCACTTCCACCGCCCTGCAGTCGGACGTTTCTGTGTATTTATTAAATTCAAGGAGATTCACTAATGTCTGCAGTTACCGTATTACTAATGGGAGTAATGAAGCGTCCGACTACAGGACGGTGGAATGTATGTTATTCTCTAATTACGATTGCTCCAAATATCTTTTCCATTGTATTTGCCAATTCAGAAGCTTCTTCGCTTTGCTGACGCATACCTTTCGCTACCATCTCCAAAGCAGTAATAATAAAAGGCAGGTCCATTCTTGGGTTTCCGTTTATTATTTCTAATATGTCTGTAGAATAGGCTTGCACTTTTTCGGCAGCCCATTTTGTTAATTCATCAGCGTCCTGTAGTTGACGTTCCTGATATTTTTTTGCAAATTCTTTTAAATCCATTATATCTGTCCTCTTTTCTTGGCATTGTACAGGTAATTTCCTACCTGCTTTTCTGTCAGTTTCATTTCATCGGCAATCTGTTTATACGTCCAGCCAGCTTTCTTGAGTGCAATGATCTTCCCGAGATCCACCTTTGACTGTATTTTCCTGGATTTAGGGGGGGCTGTGTCTTCCGGAGCTTCTTCCGGATCTGCACTTTCCGGAGCATCCTTGAACAGTTCGTTCACAATTTGTTCCGCATGATCTGCCGGATCCGGCTTGTCTTCTTTTCCCGGAAGCACACCGGTGTTGACATGGGCCAGTTTCCAGCTTCTTAATTCATCTACACAGGCTTCACACAGATCTAATGTAAAAGTTTCTTTCTGGTTGATTACCGGTGCATCAGTTTCTCTTCCTACATGCTCAATTACGCTTTGGAATGGATTTCCTGAAATTTCTACACCACAATGATCACAGGTGATTTTCCACTCTCTCATTTCGCCACCTCCACGAAAAACTCAAGCTGCATGATTTTAATGCCTTTATATGTAATCCACTTCTGGTACGTGACATTGCTGTGAATATCAATATGTAGCACTGCATCCATTGCATGCGCGATATTTTCAATTCCTGAATACACTTGGATTGTGCGATCAGACTGACTCTCAGTCATTGAAACAACCCCTCTTGGCGCATATCTCAATGCATTATTTTCTGCTCTTCTTGCGGCAACCACTGATTTACACCAGTCCCTGATTGCTTTCAATTCTTCTTTTTTCATTTACTTTTCATCTCCTGTCTGGTATACTCCAGACATAGGTTTTTTACCTATGTCATTGGTTTGGAGCATGTGATTGTCGAAGGTGACACGCTCTTTTATTTTGTTCAGAATTATTCCTGCACCGGCAATCGCCAGTCCAACAGCTGTGATCTTTACCGCCAGAACAAATCCAGCTTGTCCCTCACTAGACAGCCCCATCATTCCGATGGAGGCTATTCCAAGTCCTGTGG